CTCGCTGCTGAGTAATCGGAAACTCAGACACATGCTTCAGAGGGCTCATAAAATGCCAGCCCTGAGAAATAGTTTGCTGCTCGACTCCCTTCGCGGAATAAACAACACCAACATAACCAGTATGCACTCGCTCGGTACAAATCACCGCGCCAACCGCAACGAGGAATGCAACAAAAATTGCCATAAATTTCTTCATAAATATCTCCTCAATCTTTGTAGTTATCTTTTAAAATGTAATAGGCGATAACCCATACAATCACAAAGAAAACAATAATTTCTTTCATATGTAATCCCACCAACCCACCACTTACACGTTAATGAATCACTCGATTGTGCTTAACACGAAGCTCAACTTCTTGCTGCTTACCAAGATTGAAAGCTGTAGTGTAATCGCCCGTGAGATAACCCGTCACACGACGAAGACGCCGAATATTATGACTTCCACACTCAGGGCAAGTATCACCAATCTCATCACAATAACCGCATTCCATACAGGTATCATTTGGAACATTCACTGCAAAATACGGAATGTCATGATCCATTGCATAGTTCACAATTGTTTCCAGCGCACCGAGATTATTCTTTACAGTCGAGTCGAGCTCTACATACGCGATGCAGCCTGCGCTTGAATATCCGTCAAGCTGAGACTCAATATCGATCTTTTCAAACGGTGTCACTTCTCGCCATACCGGAACATGGACACTGTTAGTGAAGAACTCTTTGTCTGAAACGTTTTTAATATCACCATATTTTGCCTTAAATCTCTGCATGGCAGTAAAACAAAGGTTTTCTGCAGGCGTAAAGTACACGCCAAAATTTAGAGAATACTTGTGCTTGAATTCGTCGCAGCGATCTTTGTAGAGCTGACAAATTTTCTTTGCAAGCTCAAGACCATTATCACAAGTTTGATCTTCTCCAATCAAAATCTGAAGAGTTTCAGCCATGCCGAGCAAACCAACAGCCAACGTGCCATGTTTCAGAGCAGAACGAATATCTTTTCCGTCATATCCGGCCATTGTTCCATTCTCCCACATGAATTTTGCAGACTCAGGAGACTGAGAGCAAATCCACTCGAAGCGTTCAATCAGCATATCTTTTGCTTCATGCAACTTCTGGTCAAGAATGGACATAAACTTGGCTACAGTCTGTCCTTCAAGGTCTTCTCCAGTAGCGTTTTTAATGGTATATTCCTTCGCTTCCATTGCAAGAGTAGGAAGAATAATCGTAACAGGACAGATATTCCCTCGGCCATCCTTCAACTGCTCAAAGCCGTTGACATCCCAACCATTTGCAGTTCTACAGCCCATCGTCGAAAAATACGTTTTTACATTATTTTTATCGTATCCTTCATTACCGCTCCAATCGACATTGGCATAATTAGGATAAAGACGCTGTGCAGTGGAACGCAGTGCCAGCTGGTACATATCGTAATTAGGGTCTCCGGGAGCACGATTGATTCCCTTAGCCATCTGGAAAATACCACAAGGGAAAATGCTAGTTCTATGTAATTTGCCGATACCCTTAATGGAAGCATTTAGCAATGCTTCAATAACCATTCGGCCTTCAGGCAATGTACATGTGCCATAGTTGATAGACGTGAACGGAAGCTGATTTCCGCTACGAGATTGAAGTGTATTCCATGATGTTCAGCAAAGCTCGCTAATTCCTTGCCCGGAACGAATCCAGCTATATGTCACCATATAGATCAGACTATATCTTCACCCTCAATAAGAGGGGCCATATCATTTCGAGCCGCTTGGCCCTACTCCCTTACGGGATAGTCGTTAGGCTTTTATTATGCTGTCACGCACATTCTTCATCTTTATAGTAAGAGAAGTGAAATCCTCCTGTGGATTTTTGCTTTCCTTTGCAGCATCTGCAGACTAATGTTGCTTGCACTCCAAGTTCTTTCGCACATCCTTGGATTGATGGATATACAATACCTGTTTCTTCGCAGTATACTGGAAGCTTCTCATGAGAATCAGAAATTTTCTTTCTGGTTTCTTCTGAGCACGGCGCATGTGGTTTCCCTTTCTTGACCTCAGAAAGATGCTTTCTTCGTTCTTCAGAGAACTTTCTTCCCTTTTGAGCTTCTGATATTTTCTTCTTCTTTTCTTCAGAGCATGGATGTCCGGCTCCATTTTTGTTTCCACGCATTGAAATTGACATTTTCTTACGAACTTCTTCCGGTAAAGAAGGAGCTGTTCCGCCCTCAAGAATGTTATACCCGAAATTTTTGTCTTGGGTTCTATATTTAGCTATCAAATCTATTTCCATATTGCAGGCATCTTCTTTTGAAAGACCAGATGCAACAACAATATGTTCAAAGTTATTCCATCCATATTTTTGAATTGAGCTCCAGAAATGAGGGCATCTATAATGAGGGCATCTATTTTGATAATTTCGCCCATTTGTTCCCCATCTTGCTTCCGGGGTTTGTTTTGTTATCCCAATGTACTTTTTGTCATTCGCTTTATTCACATGCATATACACAGAATATTGTTCCATTAAATACTCACCTCCTTTAATTTGTATTTTGTGACAGCATAAATTTAGCACGGTAGGTTATCTCAATGAGACGTTCCCCGTTTAGATAGGTAAGTTCTTAATATTACTATTAAGTCGCCCAAATCACTTTAGGTTATGGTACATTCCCTCGACTGCTTGATTCAATTCTCGCTTTGTCATATCCATTGCGTACTGATATACTTTTGCATTCCTTGGATCATTAGCCTCTAGGTCGTTAAAAGATAATTCTTTGGGTACTCTGTTGGGGTCATCTTCAGGCTGAATGTATTTAATCCCATCTTTAAAATGCTTCGAAAAGCTCTTCCGTACATAAGGAACCATAGTCCAGTCTAGGTGTGTTGCGCTCACTCCGCCGAACTGCTGAAGACTTTGAATCTGGAAGATGACTGCGACAAGCTGGAATGCCGTACTGATGGACTGTGCAGGACGAACATCAGTCTGGCGAGTGTTAAAACCATTCGCAAGCAGATCATCAAACGGAATACTCAAGCAATTGTGCATACCAACTGCGTAGCTATCGAGATCGTGGATATAAATTTCGTTGTTCTCGTGATTCTCACGAGCCATCTTAGACATGCAATAATCAAGGGCATATCGCTTGGAAACCACCCGGCTCATCTCGCCAATACGACCGCCAAAAGATGCTTCATCAACATTGGCATTCTGGTTATCAATCTTTTTGCCGAGAAGTTTCTCCTCGACTGCATCCATCAGCTCTTTGTAATTGCTGCGAGCAATACCATGCAGATATCGGTAATTCATATAAGAACGAGTCGTCTCGTAATAGCCACTCTGCATAAGACGATTCTCAACTGCATTCTGAATCGCTTCTACATCCATAGTAGAGTCAATGGCCGCGATTTCAGATGCAATACTATCACTCAGCTTGTGGTCAACAGGATCTGAAGAATCATTCATCGCCTTCTCAATCGCATTTACAATCTTACTCTTATCAAAAAGAACTTTCGTTCCATCGCGTTTAATCACATATTCCATGCAATCACTCCTTAATCTTCCAACCAACGATTTTCTGCCACATAGAAAGCTCCAACCGCAACTACCATCAATACGACCCAGAATACCCAAAACCAAATCACCCGTGTACCAGCTGCAGAAATCATATAATCTCGTGCTTCTTCGATGTTTTTATCCTTAATGAATTGTGCATTATGTATACTTTCGTCGCTCAAATTTGCAAACAACGTACCATCATAATGAACTTCTTTGACATAAAACTCGAATTTCACATGAGGACTGACTTGTACAGTTGTCAGGTACTTGCTTGATGGCATTTTGATGTCACCATACTTGAATTCTTTGCCAAGAAACGTAATATTCTTAGAATTGTGTTCTTCTGAACTGTAATAATCCCAAGTCCAGTACGTTTCGACTCTTGTTTTTGTATGGCCTTTGCTATCCGTAGTAGTTACAGTTCGTGTATGCATCGTATAATGCTTTTCTTCGCAATAGATGTACATCCACTGTCCGTCGATACGTGAATCACTTACGGTATCTACTGCTTCTAATGCGCCTTGGCAAAAGGCGTTGCCTACGTTAGTTCTTATTCCATAATCGAACATATTTTCGGACTCAATCGAAATTGCTGTATTATATTCTTTCTTCTGCTCAAGCGAATCTCTGGTGATATTTCCAGCGATAACGCTACCAAGTATCAGCATGATGAACACAATACCAACACTGACGATCAACTCACGATAAGTAATTTCGGCATTACCGATTTCCAAAAAGGTTGCCGACTGCCGGTGCTGCCTCATTCCCCTCATAGGACAGATACTCATAATTCTGAACCTCATATCCAGTCAGACCCAGCAGAAAGGAGTTCGGAAACTTACGAACGCTCTGCTTATATTCCTTCACGACACGATTGTAATCGCCACGATAGTTTGCAATCAAATTTTCAGTGACGGATAGCTCATTCATAAGCTCCTTGTAGTTATCACTGGACTTCAGTTCAGGATATGCTTCCGCAATAGCTGCAATCTGAGTCGTAATCTCTTGAGCAGTCTGACCGGAAGTGCCACGAGCATTCACAACATCCATCAAAGTCTGATACTCATGTTGGTCATAAGCCTTGACGGTTTCAACCAAATTTGGAATCAGATCAGCTCTGCGCTTTTCCTGAATTTCAATGCCAGACTTAGCTTCCTGAATCTGCTCTTCATAAGAGATGGCCGTGTTCTTAGGCCCCTGCACCATAAAGGTCATGCCAAGAATGGAAATCAACACGACGCAAATAACGATAATAGGTAACTTCCAGTTGTATCTCATTTATGTAAACCTCTTAAAACTTGACCTCATCGGCACAATCAGGAATCACGGCAGTCTCGATGTTGCACATCGGCTCTGCTTTTGCTAATTTGTCGGATTGGTTGATTGGATGACAAGTAAGCCCAGCCCACTCATTGCTAGTAGGATAATCATGCGAGCTATTTGGCATCGTAGTCAGCTTATCATTAGTCTCATCAGGAATCTTCTTTAGCGTATCTACGACACTTTCAGTAATCTTCTGCTGCTCCTCTAAAAGCCGGATCTTATAGTCCAAATACCAACGTGCCTTCGTTAAATCTTGAAGCTGAGAATTACCATCTTTGTGACCTGCCCGGCTTAGATACTTACCAACATTCCAAAGATAAGCATCCTTGTCTAACTGCCACTCCCGTAGCACTTTGATGGCCTCATAGGGATTGTCTGCACCGCCGTAATGAGACGGATGATCGACGTTCTTCTTAATTTCGTCAAGTGTTTCCATCAATAACCTCCTTGTTCTTTTCAATAGGCTTATAAACATCTGCCAGCTTCGGGTGACGACCACAGCAACCACGACCCTCTGGGCAGAACGGATACTTCGGATTAGCCTCACAAGAAGGAACCATCCAGTTTGCTACTTCAGGACAAACCTGTGCAACTTCCTTCTTCATTTCTGTAAACATCTCGCGGATTTCTTTTTGAGCCCTAGAACAAAGTCGAAGATGACTCATCTCAATCAAAGCACGAGCGTTCATTGTAATGTAAAACTCTGTACAGCAAGCATTTGGCAGAACTGCACGGGCGTCTTCGTTTTTGGCGTTGTGATACTTCTTGAGGATCTGATAATCGGTATCAATGTCCGACATCATATTATCGAAAACATCAGCATCTTCACCGGTAAACGGGTTCACATACTTGAATCCATCCTCGCTGCAATAACGCTGGCTGCGGCAGCTCAAGCTAATATGTCGATGACGACTAATCTGTGCCAGAAGTGCTCGACTTACATCTTTGACGTAGAACGTAAAGTTGATGTGTTCAAGCACAGAATAGTGACCACTGGCTTTACATCCTTTAGCAATTTTATAGTCGTCAGTCATTGAAGAGTCATAACAAATACTCGCAGCTTCCTCCACAATATCTAAAGGGTTCTTATCACTTGTAGGAACAACTCGCTGTGTGTACGCGATCAAATCAACTGTCATTTAATTCTCCTTAATATTCGTCCTGCCAGTTTTCAGGAATGTCGTTCTCACCAATTACGATGCAATTTTTAGGTGCGACATTTAAAGTGTACTTTCCATCTTGAACTTTAATCATTACGTTCATAATGGAGACAACTTTATGAATGCTCCAAAGAACTCCGCGACCTTTTTGAGTTCTAGCTCTAAGAACTGTGTCGCCAATATGAATTTCTCTATTAAGAATATCGGTTACCATTTAATCCTCCTTTATTTTAGAAGTGCAAACTTAAACCAATCTGGAAAACTGGATACTGAAATCTCATATTTGATAAGACAAGACAGCAACCACAACGCAATCATGATTCCGACCGCAATAAGATAATCCTTAAAAATCTTAATGAAGGCGATCCACATCTTAATCCTGTCTCTCATTTACCTCACCTCTTTATCCCATTCATCTCTACGTTTTAGTGAAACAAGATAGTTATGTTCAGTTGTCACAACACAATCATCTGCTTCCCGGTAAATAAGTTCTCCACGTTGTTCAATCGGATACCATCGTTCGAAATAAACTATATCTTTTTGATGATTATCTTTTTCGATTTTTTCGACCCTTACAACCGAAATCATTGCAAAATAAGGGAGGCCAGATGGGACCTCTGTAATCAACACATAATCTCCAACACTAAATGAATTCCCGTATTGGTCAACTGCCACTTACCTCACCTCTTTCAATCAACTCATCCACAGTAACCTCTCCACAGAGAACCTGTTTAAGCTGCTCTTCTGACAACTGATATGTAATCGGATCTCCACATTCAGTGTGATATCGAGCCAAGGTTCTGTAATATTCTGCAAGGGCTCGTTCCTTACGACCTTGCTCACGATGGTCAATACCAATCATATCGCCCCACCTCCTTCCTCAAGTTTTTCGCTCTTGCCAGTCACGACATATACATCATCTTCGAGATCTTCTTTTGGAATCACAACTACGATGCCTAGTTCTTTTTCAAATGGCATACCATCCATCATAATAATGTAATATTCATCCAAATCTGCGAACACTTCGTATGCGTTACCCTTTTTAAGTTGAACAAAAGTATCTATTGTAGCAACATAACTGTGATAGTCCGTTCTGAAGTACATCCTCATTAGGGCTCCTTGTAGGGTTCCATATCACCCTTCCAAATCTGAAAATAAGGATGTGCGTCAATGCCGTAAACCTGGCCCTTCATACCGGTACTGGTAATCTTGTAAGGCTTTCCATCCTCAAGGCTATTGATAAAGTCCTGATACTGAGGACTCATCTTAAAGAAGTCCTTCTTGCCCTGAATCCTCTTTACCTTAATAGTAACCTCATCACCAATCTTTGGCTCCCACTCTTCAACCGGCATTTCAGCCAGAAAGTCGGGACCACCGGCCTTCTTGATTCGCCGGGCAAGGATTCGTGCCTTACGCTGCTCTCTGCGCCGGTCTTCTCGATTCATCGAATTACTCATATTCTGTTCCTTTCAGCTTATCAAAGTAGGGATCGCCGTCTTGCTTCTCTAATAAGTTGAGCTCCCCGGCGGAGCCTACAGAATACAAACGAAAATTTTTAAAAATCTCAGCACCTTTAATAGTGGCTAGAGATGTAATTATGTATAATATATCGTGTTCTTCTGTGCCATCAGTAAGTTGAACTTCAAGTCGTTCTTTCTTTGGGATGGCTAGTTTTCGGAAGTCGTTCATAGTTAATCCTTCGGCATAGAATACACATCCTGTCCATGTGCATATTCGTCATAAATTTCTGCAATAACATTGTAGCATCTGCTCTCAGAATTATAACTACCAAGAATAATTCCACGTTCACCCATGCCTTGTCGTGCGTAAACATTAAGGCTTGCGGCATCAATGATCGCCATGCGTTCAAGATTTATAATTTCTCCGCCCTGCGTTAAAAGTAGCAATTTTAAATCAGTCCTTTCCGTTCGGCTTTCCACTGAGCATACTTATCATAAGCAATCTTCAGAGCAAGATCTTTGTTTTCAGCAGTAACATAAATAGCCCATGTCATTCCCATTGAAAAGGTGGGCTCAAAATAATCAGGTCCCCACTCTCCATCTTTGATATCTTCGATGTTTCTATTAGAATGCCATACAGCCCACTTTTTAGTTTTTTCGTTGTAATAAATCCTCCAAACACCAATCGGATTTATAATACAATCCTCGTACTCTTCGACATCACCGTCGTAGGCTGCGGCGATTCTTTCCGCTTTTTCTTTATCTTCAGTGATAGTAATAATCCGATAATCTGAATATTCACCTTCGGTTACTGCGTAATAAGTTTTCATATCTACTCCTTTATCCGTAACTCACTTCGTTCTTGTCGTTTCGGAATCGCACAAAGGTCGGGAATTGCAGAGATTCAGCACCAGTTTTCTTATCACAGCTAACCTCTTTGTACTTACATTCCACAATCTTACCGATGTAATTATCAGGATTCGCCCACACAGCAGCTCTCGTAGCATCATCAAAACCAGAACCAATGCGAAGCTCATTGCCCTTGTAGTCCACAACTAGAGCACCCATCGTACCAGCCAGACGGTTCTGACCTTCCTCGATTGCTGTGATTCGCAGGTCAACAGTATAGAAACGCTTAATCTTGAGACAACCATTGTGACGAGCCCGGCGGTAAGGAACGTTGGTGTTCAACATCAAACCTTCCCATCCCATTTCGACCGCATAATCAAGCCCATGAGGAATCACACTCTGATCAATACCTTCATAGATCATCGGTACAATCTCAATATTTTTAAGGTGCTTTTCCTTAATTTTCTTACGAAGCTCGTTTAAATACTCTCGCCGTACCATATATGGTGTGATGCATTTATCCTGAACGAAGTCTCTTGCGAAATCCGTATCAAAGATAACGAATTTAATACCAGTCTTGTCCTTATTGTCCGAGTTTAATAAGCCAGTGCCATACCGAAACGCCTGTCCGTCCGGCCAACCCTCTGGATTCTTATAAATCAGTTCACCATCAAAAAAACGTGTGTTTACCAGTTCTGTATCACCATCATACAGAGTCAGTAGATCATTCTTAATATGGTCAAGACCTTGAAATTTCTGTCCCTGCCGAGAAATAAGGTCACCATTAAAGAAAGTTCCCCTATTGCCATTTTCTTTCTGGCTAAGGCTGAACCAAGTGCCCTTTTTCAGCTTAACCTTATCAATCGGGTATCCCTGCTGAATCTCCCAGACAGGAACAATTTCATCGCCATATACTTTATTGATGGTAGCTGCTTCCACACCAATTGGCAGATTCTTAGTAAACAGTCGTTTCAGAAACTCTTCGTACTCAGGATTTTTATGTAAATAATTCCGGATTGTTGCAATAGATGCATCAGAGCCGGTATTGTGACCAGCACCCATAATATAAAGGTATCCGCAGCTGAGATACTGAACGTCGATATCCGGCTTTGCAGTTACCTTCTTATTGATCTTTGCGTCCGACAGTCCGGTAACAATTGCCGGGTCGAGCAGGAATCGGAAAAACGCCATCAGTTCATCAGCTTCATCTCCAAAATCCTTACGTGCATCCAGCAAAATGCGGGTCTTGTCCGTCTTCTTCTTTGCTTTCTGCAATGCCTTAACCATCGCATCAAGCTTACCTATGAGCTCTTTATCTGTCATAAAGCCTCCTTACGTATCCTGTGTTATATAGTTATAGCTAATAAAGAAAGGCTTGTCGTTACGAGCAAGCCATTTCTTTCCCGTATCCTGTATTATATAGTTA